GTTAGTGTTTACGTTGCCAACGACATCGAGGTTGCCGCTTGCATCTAATTTCATTTTGTTTACGCCGCCTGTAGCAAAGTATAGCGACCCGCCACTCTCTGTGATCGTCCAATCACCAAAGTCTACTGAACCTGTAAGATTTACAGTACCCGTTACATCAATACCTGTGCTAGTGGTGGCGAGCTTCGCTGCGTTGTTGTGGTACAGATTAACAGCACCGTTGTTGTACGCCCTCATATAATAACTACCAGACGTATTCTGAAGGCGAATATTGGCACCCTGAAGAACTAAATCGCCAATGCCAGTCTCTGCGATATAGCTGTTGTTTGTTACACTGTCATGGTAAATCTGTAGGTCAGACCCAGCACCGAAGGTAGTCTTTACGCCATCTCCAAAACTTAAGTCACCTGTTAATCCACCGCCAGTTGTTGGTAGGAATCCTGAACCAGCGGTTACACCCGCTTCCCAACCAGTACCGTTATAAATCTTTAGGGTGCCAGTAGATGTGTTGTAGAACAAATCACCAGTATCTAAGGACGTAGAAGGTTCACTTGTCCCTGTTCTATAAACTGCAAAGAAGCTGGTTATGTCAGACAGATTATCTGCAACTGTAGTAACTTCACTAGAAATACTCGCAACACTTGTTACATCTGCACTAATACCTGCAACAGTGCCAATGTTATCTGATCCATTTAAATCTGTAGCAATCGTGCCAATGTTTGCTGTGTCATTAGCCACCGCTGTAACATTTGCGCTAATCCCAGCAACAGTTGTCACATCAGAGCTAATCCCCGCAACAGTCGTAACATTGCCAGATATTCCACCGACTGCATTCACATTAACGATGTTGGTTGCCACAACCCCAATGTCACTGGCATCCGCAGCCACCGCCGTAACATCCGAAGATATTCCCGCTACTGTTGTAACGTTGCCGCTGATTGTTCCGACTGTGTTAACGTTAGCAATGTTGTTCGCAACAACCTCAATCTCACTTGTCGCCTCGTTTAAATCATTAGCAACAGTTTCAATCTCAGACACAACCTCTAAGAGATCGTTAGCTACTGTGTTGATGTTACTAATGTTAGACGCAACAGTGTTAACCGCATTGATGTTTGTAGCAACGGTTGTCACGTTAGTGTTATTCGATGAAACTGTCGTAATGTCAGTTGAGATTGGTGCTAGAGTTGCCACTTCACTAGATACAGATGCCACTGTAGTAACATTGGCTGAAATGCCAGACACAGTAGTAACATTAGCAGATATGCCAGACACAGTAGTAATGTCAGTGCTTATTGCTCCAAGCGTTGAAACCTCAGAATTAATAGATGAAACTGTAGTAATTGCATTTGTAGCTATAGTTCCATCTTGAATGTCAGCTAATAAAGCAATGTCAGCAGAAACATTAGCTAGACTTTCTGTATCAGCAATAGAAGGGCCAGCTTCAACCGCGCCAGTTATAGAATTAAAGCCAAGGACTCGACCTTTACGATCATCAACAACAGGAAGTGTATAACTAACAGTTGGGTCATAGTCTGTAGGTGTAATTGCACGACTAGCTAAATCGTTAAGGTCAGCAGTAATAGCAATGATCCGATCAAGCTCAGTATTAAGTGTAGCAATATTAAACGCTCCAGACGCGGGAAAGTCAGTTGTGCGCTCTAGATCAATGTCACGCGTAATAACGACTGTAGAGCCACCTGACGCGCCTGTAACAGATATTGTAACAGTGCCAGTAGAGCCATCCCCACCTGTAACAGTGTAATCAGTCGTTAAAGTTTTAAGAACGCCATCGACATAGACATTCAAATCATCATTGTCGAAGAACTCAAATGACACAGTAAACGAGGTTTGAGTGACACCCTGAGCTACTGAGTATGACACACGAGGGGAATTGTCTGCTATGTTAATTGTCATGCTTTCACCTATAGATTTGTAGTCAATCTAGTATTAACCAGAAATAAGCACAACGCACAAAAAGTTAGAACGCCCTAGATATACCTCTAGTCATTTCGTTCATATCATCTTTCCAAAACCACAGCCTCATAAACGGAAGGTTGCGAAGAAAGGTTTTCATGCCCTCACCGTAATCACCGTTAATAAAATCAATAGCAGGGTTAATAGTAAGGTCAGTAGCAATACTAGGGCCAGCACCAAGAACTCCAGTAATAGCATCCAACATATCTGGCTCTTGAGGGAACTTCTCAGTCACCAAACCTTCCATAAAGTTACCATGCCCAAGTGCCATCGAAGTATTAATAGATGTATACATTAAGTCAGAATACAGAGAAAGCAGCCCACTTTGGTCAAATGCTCTTACAAACTTATCTGATGCGCTCATTTCATCCCAAGCAAAATCAGGTGTCTTAATCTTGACCGCCATATAGCCAAGACCCATTGCAGCCAGTACACCAGCGGTTCTATTTCTAATTTGGTTTTGGCTATAAGAAGCTGTAACTTTATTCATTGCAGCCATAGAATAAGACATAAACTGGAACGGCAAGCCAAGGATTCCAGATTCAATACGAGAGTATCCTTTAGCTATTGAATCCTCTTCATAACCAAAAGCTTTAGCAATACGGTGCGGCACATAAACAACGCCATCAGTAATAATTGGACGATCAGCGGGTGTACCCATCATAATAGTATTTAGAACGCCACTCTGCATTGCCGTTCTAAATGTTTCAGTGACTTCGCCTTCTACCCACTCACTTGTGTTTGGAAGGTACAATCCTTTTGAAGTTGTTTGATATGGCTGCGCTGCAATCTTCTTAGCCATTGCTTCGTCAATATTGTATCGCGCTAAGTATGTGGCATCTTTATTGGTTATTTTGCCATCAGCCCATTGCTTAGAAAGCTTAATGATTGTGTGACCACGAACCATTGTGTCCATATTTTTAGCAATTACAGTCATTGGGCCAAGAAGGTTGGCAATGCTATAAACATTACGAGCCACATCAAACGCATTATTTTGCAATGGGTTGTTGCTCAAATGCTCAGTAAATCGCATGTGAGAGCTGCCTTGTAGTATCTCTAAGCCTTCACCAATGAAGTCACGCTCTTTCTTTGTTAGCTTAATTGTTTGATCGTCAAGCATAGAAGTAAGAGACTTAACAATATCTCCCATGTCATGCTCCATTATAATACGAGCAAAGTCAGGAATAGCAGAGAAACCACTAGCACCAAGATAGTTTAGATAAGCAAAGTCCTTCATTACATTTGTAATCGTATTATCCCAACGGCTTGGATCGCTTAGAGGAGAACCAACAATACGGCGGTACAATGAATCAAAGTCTTTTCTGTAAGCATTAATTTCTTTTTGAGATTTACCTTCAATAATCATAGACTGCTCTAGCTCATCAAGAACTTCTGGTAAACGCTTACCATCATACATCTTGTGGAACTGATAAACCGCAGCAGTCTTATGAGAATAAGTTTTCATCAATGCCATCGGGTCTTGAATAACGTAATCGTAAACAAGTTTAGTTGGAATATCTAACTCACGGCTGCGCAAATGTTTGGACTTACCATAGCCAAATGAAACAATCTCAGGATCAGCAACATCTTTAATTCCCAACAACTGATCCACAGTCTGCTTGGCACGTTCTGCAATTGAGTCTGCGTCAGCTTTAAGCTCAACGCGAGTCATTTTACCATCTACCATCTGATAGACTCTGGGATGGCGAGTGTACCAATCACGAAGAATCTTTTCTAAACCAGCACGATCACGCTTAATAGCATTCATATCCCAATAGCGAGGCATAAACACATCTTCATTGGCGGGACTAATGTCTATATCTTGCAAGCTTTCAATTGTAAGATTGTTTTCTTCTATTCTGTCTTTGTAATCATCAATGCGTTTTTGAATGTGCTTAACAGCACGAGAGTTCTTTTTGTATTTTGTAATATCATCTTCCAGTTGGCGAAGACGCATCTCAATAATGTTATTGTCAGCCTCTAAGCTTCTACGAGAGCCAAGCAAACCAGCATCTTCAAGCCGATCCTCCCACTTTTTGTAAAACTTATTCATAGCTTCAATAGCTTCTTTCTCGAAGTCATTCGCGCCATCAATGCCCTTGACGCGCTTCTCACTTACCTGCTTTAGAAAGTCACCATATGTGCGCGACTGACCTGTGCCAGTAATCTTAGCTTTAATCTTGCCAGTGTTCTCAACCAAATTAGTTACATCAATGCCAAGAGGTTCAACAGCTTTGGTGCCAATGCTTTTTGCCCAGATGTTCTGAAGTATTCTATGTGACTGAACCCACTCAGCCTCCATTACCTTAGCTTTTTGGTAAACAGATGGCCCCATTGAATAACCAAATCTATTGGCTGTCAGTGCTAAACCGCTATCGTTTGCCAGTTGTAAAATTGCTTTCTTGCCAGAGTTAGTAATGTTTGATTGCAAAATCCTTTTCATAGGAGTTGTAACAAACTTAAACATTGGACTGTTAATAAAGATGTTTGGATCAAAGTTATAAGGATCAGTGATATTATCTATCTGTGCATCCTCAATTGATCGAAGTGCCTTTTCATGCTTAAGAACAGAAACCATTTGTTCAGCCTGTTCTTTTGAATCTATCATACCCTGCTTTCTAGCGCGGAGTTGTTCTAACTCCTCAAAGTCAGCAGCCTTAGATGTACCCTCGCTATTGTATCGCGCTTGTGCAGCCGCAATCTGATCTTCTATCTCAGGCATTTTTTCTTCAATGCCAAATATTTTGCGCTCTTGATTAGCAATCTCTGTTGCTATCTCTTTATCAGTAGAAGAGCCAAAGTCTCTGTTTTCACGAGATAGCTTGGTAGAAATGTCATCAATGCTTAATGCGTTTAGCTCGTCAGTAATGCCAGCAGCTTCAAGAAACTCTCGATGTGTCTTTTCATAGCTCTTAATTGCAGCAGCACGGCGCGTTAATGGTACACTAACCGCAGATGCAATCATACCACCAAACACAGCAGTGGCACCTACATTTACACCAAATTCACCAGCAGTCGCAGTTGGGTCTGTCAAGTAACGACCAGCCTCAACGCCAGCTTGAGTAAGTCCAGTTGAGGCAGCACCACGAGCAAATGATCTAGCAAGACCTACGGTTGGGCCACCAAAAGGAAGGGCAATGAGATTGATTGGATCAATTAGTCCAGCCGCCAAACCTTGAACCAAAGTTGCATTAGCTAATGTTTCACGTGAATCATTGCGCTCATTAATTTGGTGTTTAAGAACTTCCATATGCTCTGCGTTCTTAGCGTATACCAAACTATCAAAGTGATCTTCGTAGCCTTCAATATCATCAAGCGGATTGTACTCTAAGTCCAAGTCTAAGTGGCCAAAGCGTTGCTGGTTTCTAACATAGTCAACCATCCCACCGTAGCTGTAATCCCAAGAACTGCGCATAACTTGCCACATTTCTGGACTCCACGGCTTTTCTTCAACCGCTACCTCTGGAAGAGTGTGCAGTGGAAAAGCTTGGTATCTTAGATCAACAGCCATTTTTATCTCACTTAGTTGAGGCCAGGGAACTCACTGCCAGCAGGTGACACGCCAACACCAGTAGTACCTGTGCCAGTAAGTTTGTTTGCATTCTTAGCTCTTTGCGAACGCATGTCTTTAACTTGTTCTATAGTTGGTAGTGTGTTGTATGTTTTAACTGCAAGACGTTGCGCTTCTTGAACAACATCTTTTTCAGCAGTACTAAATTGAAATGGTATTCCTGTTTCTGGGTTTTGAACTGGAACTATTGTTCCAGACCTTTCCTCAACAAGCATATAGTTTACTACACCACCGCTAGAAGAACCCAATGGCATTAGGAACGCTCTGTTTTTAATGTTGCTATTCGAGATCATTCTAGCCTGACCACCAAACCTAGCCGCAGCAATTGCTACCTCAACATTAACCTTATTGATAAAGTATGACTTTAGCTCTTGATTGGTAAACACTGCATCAAGAGCATACTGTGACTTTGTTCCAGACATAGAAGCATAGTCTTTAATATACCCTTCTGTATCTACAAAAGTCCTGTCGTAATACTCAGCAATAGTTTTTTGAATTTCACCAGTATCCATATTGCCATACAAATACTTAGACAAGTTTGTAAGCAAAGCTCTAGCTTTTGGATTAGTTGCCGCGTCTGGAACAGCATTAATTACAAACTCAGCATCACTTCTAGAATTATCTACATCTCTAAATGCGGCTAGCCTTGCTGCGTTTGCATCTGGTGTAGTTACTTCATTAAGTTGTGTTGCAATATTCTGAATAGGTGCCCCTATAGCAGTGGCTAATATTGAAATAGCTTCTAACTTAGCCTTAGTGGATTCTGACATGTTTGAGTCAGTCCACACATTTACAGTATTTTCACCGCGAGGTTGGCCAGAGAAGTGAGCATATAAAGATATTAAGCTTCTTGCTTCTTCCTCATTGCCAGTAAATGTACCGTTAGCAAGTTGCTGAAAGTTATTAGCAAGCGTAGTAGGAACAACTCCTGACTCAATAACTGAATACAATCTTTGAGTCGCAGGGTTGCTGTAGTCTAAAAGATCAGTGCTTCTAAAATAAGCATCTGGGTCTTCAAGAGATTCAGATATAAGTCTTTCAGAAAGATCGCGATTGGATTTGCTATCCTCAGTTTTAGTAGAAGATAACATTTTTGATATTTGCTCTTTGTTCTTATTGCGTTGAGCAATACGACCTTCTTCAGTGCCAAGGCGAGAACTTAACTGAACAAGGCGAGACTCAACATAACCAGCACTACCAGCGCGTACCTTAGCGGTATCTACCGCATCAATAAGAGAAGGTGGTACACCCTCTTTATCATCTGGATTAGCAGCATATTGAGCAGCAGCAGCCAAGTCAGCCGATGTTACCTTTCTACGAGTGCCATCAGCTTCAGTCACATAAGAGCCTATTTGTGATGCAAGGAATACACTTACTGCTTGGTTGCGCCCTTCTTCAATGTATCTTGATTTTTGAGTAGGGCTTAGAAAGTCAAAATCACGAACTCTAGTTTCAAATTCAGCAAGCAATTCATTTGCAGTTACAGAAGATGTAGAGTTGCCAATGTTACGAATATATCCAGTTGATAGCTCTTGTTGGAATAAAGCTTTATCTGAGGCAAACGCAGCAGTTGACCTTACGTCATCTGAGGCAAAGTCACTCGTTACCCCGTCAAGAAAGTTATTGTCATCAACCGTTGTAATTTGAAGCAATGCTTCAATTGCAGCTTTACCCTTGCCACTCAACTCATCAGTAGACTGCTTATCTAAAGCGCGATTAATCATTGCTTTTACGCTTTGAGGATCGCCCTCAATAGCCTCATAAGCAGCAGCGATTAATCTTTTAGCATAAGCTTCTTTTACATCCTGTCGCTGTGAAGTAAATTCAGCAACAGTTGTTGCCGTACTTAAATCTTCTGCACGAGATTGAATTAAAGCTTGATCTGCATTGTAAGCACCAACAATAGAGTCAACAGCAGCATCACTAGAAACATCTTCATTATCTAAGATTGATACAGTCTTTGACACATCAAGGACAACGTCTGTCACATAACGCTCATTTGCAACCTCAATCTCAAAGCGTCTGGCCTGAATGTCAGAGTTATAATCATCTGCTACAGACTTAGCAGAAGCATCTGCATATCCAGACACAGCAGATAAAGCATCATAATCTAAGACAGATGTTTCCTCTCCATCAATCTTAACGGTGCGGAACATGTACTTAGCAGCTTCATCAAATACATTCTTTTCTTGTGCGCTAAGTCCAGTAGAGTCACCAAGCTTAATTGCGCTGGCAACCTTACCCGCTGAGATGTGGCCCAAGTCCTCAAAGTTTTTGTCAATAATACCTTGAGCGTAAGCAGCAGCCGCCGCTTGCCGATACTTTGAGGAAGCCCCTTGATTTAAAAGAAACGAGTTCTCGCCATCATCAACGCTATTAATAATAGACTCGATGAGTACACTGGCATCCTTGCCAAGCTTAGCATAGTCACGAACCGCATCTAGTCTAGCATCTGCATTCTCGATGATAGAGTTTGCTGTGATCTGACGCTGCCGATTAATCTGTTCTTCTTGCATATGAAGCGTAGTAGACGCGATGTACTGCGCTCCTTGCTCCATAATAAAGTTAGTATAGTAAGTCGGCTTGCCATCAACCTCTGAGCCAAGAGCCATAGACTTAAGGTACTCGTCCATTTGTTGCTTGTACTGTTCAGCACCATATGGATTGTTCTTAAACTTAAGAGCTATCTCACCAGCTTTAAGCTTTAACTCATTTTCCATTGAAGATTGAAAGCGTTCTTTAACAACACGCTCATATGCTTCTGCGCCAGTGCGCCCAAAGAAGCGACCTTCACCAACCCAATCTAAAGCTTTTGGTTTTCCAGTCTCAGGATTCAAAGCAATGATTTGGGCATCAGTGACTTCTTGTGCCATCTTTTCGCCTTGGATTCGTGCCTGACGACCCATTTCTTTAATGCCAATACTTGTTAGCTTTTGAGTAGCATCAGCAATTCTAGAATACTTTTCACTTTCACCAAGGTTCATTCGCACAACGCCAACTGGCCCTGCGCTTTTTACCTGCCGTTTTTCTCTAATTACTGGCATTATTTTCCTCCACCACCACCGCCTGTTTTAGGCTTTACTAAAGAAGGCCCAAGGTTCTGAGCAATATCAGCCATATTTGTAAACAAGTTTGCTGTTGCTTGCGCCCTCATGCCAGATGCTGTGTTCTGCCCATAAGTATAAGAAACCGCAGCTTGAGTGGCATACTTAGCCGAAAGTATTTCTGACTGACGGTCAATTTCAGCAATATCAGCAGCCGCAATGTCTTGGTTTCGTTTTAAGAAAGCGTCTACTGATCTATCATCGCGTTCAAGCTTGCCAGTTAAAAAAGCAAGGTTGCTTGACTCAGCTTGAGTAAGCTCTTCTCGTCTTCGATTGGCAGCACCAATAGCTTGCGCTTTAGCTAAGAATAGCTCGTTAACAAACTGGCGACCTTCTAGTTTACCAACCTTTGCTTCTTTTTCAGCCGCAGCTTTTTGGTAATCGTAGCTCTTTTTTGCACCGAAAATACTTAATCCAGTTGTTATTATTTCAAGTGGGCCAATGGGCATTAGAACGATACCTCCGCTACTATACCGTTTACTTGCAAGCTTAACGGTGCGGTTTGTGTAAGGGTGACTTGTGGATCGCGGCTATAGCCAAGCAATCTAAACTCTTTGTTGCCAGTAAATGGCGTTCTTTGTTGACTGAAGTCGCTATTAGTTCTGCGAATAATTAGCTTAGTGCCATTCACTGAAGCTGAGAGGGTGTCAGTCAAGTTAACAATTACGCTGCCAAGCGTTCTTTCCCTTCCAGTCTCAGGCCCAATTGCTGTGTTTAAATCAATAGGGTTGGTTTTCAACTCAACGTCAAATGCAAAGCCAGCCTCACAAGAAGTTAACGTAGCGTCAACCGCAGAAACATCCAAGTTGCCACTCGCAACAGTAAAGGTGCCAAGATAATCAGAGCCATTAATGACATCCAATACAGCACCATCTTCAAAGAAGTTAGACACATCAAACACGCCAGCACTGCCAGTGTATGTATCTGAACAGTCTACATTCCTGTCTTCGTCCAACTGGCAAAGCACATAGCTATTAGTGCCACTGCCCATGTCTACTTTCAAAACTGCAAAGAGATGATCTGCTACAGAGGTAATAGAGTGAAACTCGCCAGCCGTTTCAAACTTAGTCCAACCTGCAATGTTCTCAACACGGTTTAGGTTGTAAGTAACAAGAGTGCCATCTTCATTTAAAAAGAATACCGCAGCATCGGATGCACCCACTTCACTGATAGTAACCGCAGACTGTATTGGGTTGTTAATCAAGTGTGAGGACAGCAATGAGATAGGATCAGCTTTGTAAGCATCTTCTGCATCACTGTAGATAAACTGACGAACTGTACTGCCACCAAACTGAGTAAACAGAGTGGCACCATAGAAAGGCTGAGGTCTGGCAAAGCTACTACCAAAAGAAGTCTGTCGCTTAACCACAGCATTCGTAGGTGTGATGGCTTGGTTCTGGAATGTTGGGATGTAAAACTCAGAGCCAGCGGTAAAGATATGAATGTCACGATTTGATACAAAGTGACGGATTGTTGCCACCTCGCCAATGCTCATAACCAATTCAATGCTGTCATTGTCTAACGCAGTACCAATATCAAAGTTGTAGTACAAACCAGACTTACTTGCCCACACAGTATCAGGCTGAGAAGTAGTGCCGCCAAACCACAGCCTATTCTCGTGGAATCCAACAGCCGCAGGGTATCCTCTTAGATCAGAGTATGATTGCTCATACCATTGCTCGGTTGCAGCGTGAGTAACAATCTCAATGTTTCCACCACCATCTTCGGTTGTGTTTGCAGCCGCCCCAACAGTTACTTCAAAAGTATTTTCATCAATGATTGAAATAATTGATCGGGTACCATTAATCTGACTGGCGTTAATACCACCAACAGTTGTTGCATTACGAATAGTAATACTATCACCAACCGCCATACCATGATTAATCTGAGTAATCTTAATATCAGCAGAGCCATCAACAGTACGAATGGCATCTGGATCAAGCGATGCAAATAGTTCATCAGTGACAGTTGCGCTTGCAGTTGTGCTATTGGTTACAGAATTAATCGTTATCTCAGAACCATGATAGTAAAGCTTAACGCCGTTATGCTTGCCCGTTGTGTCAAAGTAAGCTGCGCTTGTTGTCAGTGTAATGCTGCCTGTTGTGGCAGAGGGATCAAGGGTGACGCCACTAGCTTGAAACTGGAAGTATGGCTGATATGTCTTTGCTCCACCCGCTCGAACTTGAAACTCAAACGGCTGAACCTCAAAGCTACTTAGACCTGTGCGAACAATCTGTTGGCACTGGAATGTAGGATGGCAAAGAAAGAGAATGTCACCACCCTGAGCATAAGTAATCTCATGTAGGTAGTCTTCCGTCCAAGGAACAGTTGCTCCATTAATATCTGTAGTGACACTCGCAACGCTACTGACTGAACCAGTTACAGGGTCAATAAAGAAAAACTCTGCCTTACCTTCACTCAATGCAGTTACATACTGCTCATCATCTGAGAAGTTAAATGGAATAATTCGCACTTGCTGAGTAACGCTTGTGTCCTCTGTTACTCCAGTAAAGTCATGCAGAATCTTAAACCCACCACGCTTCTGAACTCCACCTTCTGACATAAGAAAGAAGTTCTTAACGCTTTGCGCAGAAGAATTATAAATGGCAGAATCCGTCCTTGATGACAGGGACGGACTAATCTCACCATACTGAAAGTTTGTCAGTGGGATTCTGGCCTTCTGCATTAGCTTCTCCTATTAGTAATAAACCGAGAAGTAACAAGCTTCCGTGTGCTTTGCTGTTGGGAATCAATAGACCGAGCCTTTGCTAAGGCCACATTGTACTGTTGATTCATTAAGTTTGCTAAACCTTGGTCACGAGCAATGGCTGTCGCAAACACAGTTGCCATTGCATACTCTACACAAACTGAGAAGTAAGAAGGCCAGTCTTGTTCTTCTGCTCTGTAGGTGTAGTCAATAATAAGTTCGTCTTGAGGGCCAGCGTCACAATAAATCTTGTCGCCGTAAATATCATATTCAATCTGAAAGTCGTTCACTGTCACTGCGTGAACAAACAAATATCCAGATGGCAGCTGATAGGCTGCATCAAACCGACCAGTTGGCGCATCGCTCAATCTATTGAGAACGGCTTGGTTTGTTGAGAAACGCCAGCGTGTAGATGTTAAGTTGGAACGAGCAATGTCTTCATACATGTTACTCGAAACTAGACCCTCTGTAGTATCGTCTTCAAACGAAGTAATTGGCTCTGCGCCAATCAGGATCAAAGCCCTACTACAAATATCAATGCCACTGTTTGCTGCCGTACTTGCCATATCAACCTCTTATATGAAAGGGGGCCGTAGCCCCCAATCATTAGTCTGTGTCAGTATTTGTAATTGCAACACCATTCACAATGTCCACAACAGACCCAGTGTTTGAGTTGCAATACGCATGAGAAACAACAGGTGTGCCGCCAGTTGAAGTAACGATAATCATGTAATCGTTTACTTTAATCATACCAGCCGCATCGTTGAAGTAACCCACTGTATTAACATCTGCAATGGCATCTGTTGTAGTATAGTGCCACATTGAAAAGCCAGACGCACCAGCAACACGAGATAGATTAGCTGAGTTATAAGCCATAGTCTAATCTCCTTAGTTGTTGTCTAGAACTTCGTAAATGCCGTTCGCG